GGTAGAGACGCCAAACTCCAGCTCGGGCCAGATCCGCATGTTCCGCAAAAACGAGCGCAATCAGAAGTCTGGATTCTTTGAGCGCTGGACAGAGGACGGCAAGTTCAGCACCCTCACCGCCTTCTCATCCTCGGGCGTCTTCGGCTCTCACCTGCTTACCAGCGGAGCCTGCATTGAGCACCCCCTCCTTGAACGAGCCAACGAATCTACCCGGGCAGACGCATGCGGCAACGGAGTCGTCAGCCAGGTGGCCGAATGGATTGGACTACGGATTGTAGAAAACATGCGCTTGCACAATGAAATCTAATGTGATACGCTTCTGGTATGCCTCATAAAGACCCGGTAACCCCGGAAATCCGTTACGCAGTCATCAAGCGCGACCACACCTGTGTGGGGGCGAAGATTGGCATGGGCGGAGCTTGTGGGAGCCAGTTCGGCTCCGGTCAAGGCATTATTTGGGAGCTAGACCACGTGGACAACGCCGGCCTTGGCAAGCGCGGTCCAAGTACTATGGAAAACCTTGTCTTGCTTTGTGGGTATCACCATAGGGTAAAGACCGAGTCGACCAGAACGTGGCGGCCAAAGCTGAGGGAGTATCTCGATGAAAAATCCAAATATGCAGTACCCGGGTGATCTCGGGTGCTCGTACGATCTCTGCCCAAATCGGCGAGAAGTACGGATCAAGCGTGGAAACCTTATGCCGCTTGGTGAGCTACAATCTTTTAGTGCCGGTGCGGCTATCCATAGGGCCTGCATGGAGCGAATTCTCCGGGGCGCGAAAACCGTACTTGACAGTGCGGATGGAATTTCGGATACTACTAGGGTAGTTGAGCAGGAGGAAGTATGACTGAGCAAGTAGACTGGAACATCGAAGATATGCGCATCGGCGTCAATGCCGTCGCCGCAGCTATCCCGCAGATGGCAGCCGAAGTTCAGGGCATTCAAGACCGAAATGCAATGGCACCGTGGGTCTATCAGTCCGTACTGGCAGACCTGCGAAATGGCAGCTGCGCCGCAATGGACCCAGAGCGCTGGTGGCAGGTAGCGGACGGCATTCAGTTGGCCGTTGATTACTGGATCGATCACGGAACGACCTATTCATTTGACGGAGACTTGGAGAGCAATGAGTAAGCAAAGCGGAGACCAGCACAAGGAGCTGCGCATCGAGCAGCGAGAGAAGAATGCCAAAGTATGGCAGTTGATTAAGGAGTCCGGGGTGAAGCGACGATGGGTCGCCATGCATCTTGGTGTATCCTATGGGTATCTGAACCAGGTCCAATACGGACACGCGCCGATGACGGCGGAGATGCGACGACGATTGTCGGAGTATCTTGGTCTTAGTGAAGCCGAGCTCTTTAGCTCGGAGAAGTGAGGTTAGGAATGGCATACGACACGGCACCGAAGAAGAAGTTTGCAGAGGATTACATTGATGTAGCGGAGCGCCTCCGCGCTTGGTACGACGCATATCCAAATGCTCGCATCGAAACGGAGATTGTTTCGTTGAGCGACAAGAATGTTGTTGTTAAGGCATGGGCCTATCGCGGCGAAGTTGCCGAAGAGAAGCCAGCCGGCACCGGCCACGCATCGATGGCAATCCCAGGCAGCACGCCATACACCCGTGGCTCAGAGCTTGAGAACACGGAGACGTCGGCCGTTGGTCGCGCACTTGTTATGGCTGGGCTCCCTTCAAAGAAGGTTGCGTCCGGCGACGAGATCCGCTCAAAGGGCGGGGCAGTAAAGCCTTCTCCAACTCAGGAGCGCGAGAAGCAGAAGATTGATGATGAGGCTATCTTGCGGGCTGCAAACGATGCCTTTGGCAATGACGCAGCACTGATTGAGTGGCGCGACGCAATCAACGGCTCCGTGACCGGCGCTGATCTTACGGCTGTTGCGCAGCAGATTGCCGCATCAAACCTTGACGCCGATAAGAAGCGCTGGCTTGGCCAGTTCTACACGTCGCGCAAGGCCGAGCTCGGCGCCTAATGCGCGAGCACGTCAGCGTCAGCGAGATCCGCGAGTTCCAGGCCTGCCCTCTTCGGTGGTGGTACCGCTACGAGAATGGCCTTTGGACCGAAAAGACGAGCTCGTTTTTCGCGCTCGGCACTGCGGTGCACGCAGGTCTCGCCAACTGGTATGAACCGCTCAATGGCGGCAAGAAGACCGGCGACCTTACCATGCCAATCAAGCTGTATCGCGCTGCGTTCGCAGACGAGTCAGAAAAGGTGAACTGGACAGACGAGTCCGATAAGGACCCGATTAGCCAGAGCGCTCTTGGTGAAGAAATGTTGAAGGCTGCCATCTTTGAGGGCGACGATTGGTCTGCGAAGGCAGTCGAGCGCGCCTTTATGGCCGACATCACCCACAGCCGGCTGGGAAAGCTGCCGATTAAGCTGAAGTCGGTGTTGGACATGGTGACGACAACAAACGATGTTGTTGAGCACAAGACCGCGACACGAAAGTGGGAAGAGGGCCGCGAGCATGGAGACATTCAGGCGACAGCCTACGTCTCTGTTGTTCGCCAGAACTACGACCACGACCCAAAGGTGACGTTCAACATTGTGAGCAAGCACTCGAAGGGCCCAAACGTGGAGCGCCGCACCACCACCCGAACGCAGGACGACATTGACCGGCTGTACATCACGGTCCGCGCAATGTTGGACGCCAAGGAGAAGGGTGCTATCTATCCAAACCCAACCGCGTTCGTGCATGCGACGTGTGAGTTCAGGAAGTTGTGTGACAAGTGGGAATCTCATCCTCAACCATTGCCCGAGACAGCATCTGGGCTGCTCAAGGTGCTGCCATCCATCCGCCAGTCGTCGCTGACGAAGATGTACGGCGAGTGAACGATCTCGTCTGGTGGCGCAAGGAGATTGAATCGGCACCAAACAAGCAGGGTCGCATGGGCGACTTCTACCAGGCGATGACCGGCAAGAAGCTTAAGCGCTCTGAGTACGGTCGGATCTTCAAGTTGATGCAATCGTTCCCGGGCAGCATCCCGGGGCTCATGTCGGCGATTTGTGAGGCGGCAATCCGCGATTTGGACGGTGACCCGCTCGCCTACGTGCAGAAGCTCGCAGATAGTCCGCGCTGGAAGGCTCCGGTCGCGGGGAGGAAGAAGGAGAACTACGATGGGATTATCCAAGATTGACCCAAACGTTGATTTTGCCTACATCATGACCCCAGAAGGGGCAGTGATGCGGCGTCAGGACGAGCCACCGACGTCAGATGTCGCCAATGCGCGCATTGAGAAGGCTGGCGTGTCAAAGCGGTACCTGAATGCGTCGTTTAACGGCCTGAAAGAGCTCCCAGAGGCGAAGACTGCGGTGAAAGTAGCCAAGGAGTGGGCAGAAGCACCACTTACGGACCGTGGATTCTTCTTTGTTGGCACTCCAGGGGTTGGAAAGACCTATTTGGCAGTTGCAGCACTCCGGCACAAGATTGAAAACGGGTTATTGAACGCTCGATTCATCAATGTGCCGCTGTTTTTGGATGCAGTGCGGTCCAGCTTCAAGTTTTCGGACGATTCCGTGCAGTCGGACTTCCAATTTATCTGCAATCGGGCCTCTGTTGTCGTTTTGGACGACTTTGGCAAGGAGCGCGCGACCGATTGGGCGACCGAACGGCTCTATGTGATCGTCGAAAGCCGGTATTCATCCATGTTGCCAACGATTGTGACGTCAAATCGCACGTTGGACGAGCTGAATGACCTTGGGTATGGTGCAACCGTGTCGCGTTTGACCGAAATGTGCACCGTTGTCAAGGTTGGCGGGTCCGACTTGCGGCCAAAGTTGCGTTCGTAATGTCTGACGCGCTTGAAATTACGCTGTATGGCCGGCCACCAAGCTGGAACTCAGCGTATCGGGCGCGAAAATCGTACATCTACATGACTAAGGAAGCAAAAGACTGGAAAAAGCTCACAACCACACTGGCAAAGGTCGCGGTCGACGACCAACACTGGTCGTGCAAACCTGATACAATGCTCGTGGTTGACGTGTGGATCTACGTGAAGCGGACAATTGACGCGGACAACATCCTCAAACTGACGCTCGACGCGGTCGCCGCCGGTTTAGGAGTTAATGATGCACGGTTCCTACCAAGGGTGTGGGAGCTTAAGAAGAAGTGCGACGAAGAAAAAGTCGTACTGAAGATTAGTGAGGTAGAAAGCAATGATTAAGGTACAGTTGATTGGTTATGTTGGCGCAAGGCCAACGATTCGCGCAACACAGAAGGGTCGCCAGGTAGCGAATTTCAACGTTGCTGTTCACGGCGCAAAGGATGCAAACGGCGAAGAGAAGTCGACGTGGTATCCAATTGCCTGCTGGGATGGCCGCGCAGAGCTTGCTGACAAGGTAGTCCAGAAGGGTGACCTTATCTGGATCGAGGGAACACCGGAGATTTCATCGTGGACTGACAAGAATGATGTCGAGCACACGGAAATCGCCATCACCGCAAAGTTTATTCAGGTACTCAAGCGCTCCGGTAAGGGCAAGGAAGAGGGCGAGGCCCCACGTGCCGCTATGCAGGAGTCACTTGAGGAGCTTCCGTTCTAATGGGGCACACGTACGATCTCGTTCAGATCGCCGACGACCTGGAACGACTGAAGACCATGGATCATGGCAAGGAGCGGGAGGCACTACTTTACACATTAGTGCCAGTTCTTTGTGAATTGATCGGTGCAATGGCGAAGATTGCGGATAAGATCTCCGAGCCCGTGGAGAGCGAGAGTCAGCGAAGGGTTGCACGCAAGCCCCTGAACTGATATGTTGTGCCACCGCAGACGCGGAGTCATCTGAATGAGGGGGCTGGGAAACCAGCCTCCTCTCTTTATCCCTATTGGAGGCACCATGGTCAAGCATACGTTCGCCCAAGTCGTTCTCGAAGAGACTAAGAAAGGCCCCACCATCGTGGATTTCTGGGCCGAGTGGTGCCAGCCGTGCAAGCAGATTAGTAAAGAGCTTGATCGCCTCGCCAAAATGAAGCCGGTCAATATTTTGCGCGTCAATGTCGATGCACGCCCCGACGCCGCAAAAGAGTACGAAGTCAAAACGCTCCCAACGCTTCTCTTCTTCTCCGGTTTTGGTGCTACCCCCGTGCAAGTCAATGGGTTTGTCAGTGCCGAAGAGATGATCCGTCGTTTCAGGCTCTAGGTAGGGCTGTCCCACACACCTACCTACATACTAACGCCGGTTTGTGCTGGTCGATGCTTTTTGTCGCTATCTCCGTCTTGCAGCAATCGGAAATTTTTTTATATTTTGTAGGGGCTGTGCTGTTATCTCCCTCTCCCATCTGGACACCCCAGAACCAGCCCCTGACGTTTGGGGTATGCTGACACCAGTTACGGGGTAAACGTGGCTCTCCGTGGCTCCTACAGGGCTCCCAGGGGGGCGTAGCTCAATGGTTAGAGCACCGAGCTTATATCTCGGCGGTTCCTGGTTCGAATCCAGGCGCCCCTACCACCTATCTGCTATGCTTTTGCCATGAGCGACCTTGACAGATTCCTGAAATACGTTACGACAAATCCAGCGACCCAGTGCTGGGAGTGGACGGGCGCCTCTGACCGAAGTGGGTATGGTGCATTCAAGTACCTGGGTAAAAAAATAAATTCGCACCGGTGGAGCTATCGCCACTATAAAGGTGAGATTCCCAAGGGGTTGGACGTCGATCACCTGTGTCGTGTCCGGAAGTGCGTGAACCCAGAGCACTTAGAGGCCGTGACCCGCAAAATTAACGTTCAGCGTGGTCTGTCAAGCCAAGAGCGAAAAACCCACTGCATTCATGGACACGCCTATACGCCAGAGAATACGTATCGCTATCCTGATGGCGAACGTGAGTGTCGGACCTGCAAATATTACGGTGGACGCATTCCGGAGTAGCTCAGTGGTAGAGCGGGCGACTGTTAATCGCCTGGTCGTAGGTTCGAGCCCTACCTCCGGAGCCAGTTTGGTATTTTAAAAAAATTCTCAGCCAGGCCGTGTGCTTGGCTCTTTTTTTGCGCAAGAGGGGTTGAGCCCTCCGGAGCCACGCCCGGGGTCACGCCGGGGAGTGACAGAAGGAAGGAGAGAGGGAGAGAGCGAAAGAGAGAGGGATGGATGGAGTTGGTAAAATGTTGATTTGTTCGTAGCGCGCAGGGCTGGGCGGGGGGTGCGCGGGTTCCAGCCGGGGGTTGGGCAGCACATCGAAGGGGGGGCAGCGGGTCTGGTATTCCGTTGACCGCTATGGCCGATCACGGGCAGCCGTACCGGTAAGGGGTCACCCCCCAGGGCGGCGCGTCGATGTTGGGGCAACGGCCAAAGGGGGGCAACGGGGGGGCGGGGTGTAGAGCTATCAACGGACAACAGGAAGCCTCACCCCGAAGGGTGAGGCTTCCTGCTCCCGAAGGGTCAGCGGGTCAGGCGAGCGGCTGCGGCTCCCCCGCAATCACCCACGAGACCAAGCGGGTCAGGTTCACGGTGCGGTGCGAGTGGAAGGGGCGGCGGTTCTCACACGCCGAGCCTTCGCGACCTGCGTTCGGACAGGCGACCGTGTAGCCGTACTCGGTCGGAGCCATCACCACCAAGTCCACGCAAGGCTCACCCTTCTTGGTGAGGTACACGCCTTCTGGGTGAACATCGCGGTTCACCTGACCTGCCACCTTGAAGCGGAACACATCACCCTTCTCGGTCTTGATGGACTCACCGCAGACCTTCACGCGACCAAGCGCGCGGTGCTCGGCGAAGTTGGCGGCAGCCTTCTTCTCACGAGCCTCAAACTTCTTCTGGGTCGTTGGTGCTGACCACGCCTCAACGACGACGATCATCCCCCCCGACTTGGCGGCTGCGTTCAGCCCTGCCTTCTGGGTCATACCTGCCATCTGGCTCTCCCTGTCGGAGCGGAGCCGAGCGGCTCCGTCTGTGTTCCCCGACAACCAGATTCTCGCAGGTCTGGGGTCAGAGCGCAAGCCCCCAACCCATCAGGCGCAACGCGCGCAGTTGCCCAGCCGCCGGCGACGCGCCGTTCTTGGGTGTAAGGGGTAAGGGGTACAGGGGTGAATGAACTGACTGAACGAACTGACTGAACTGACTGATGAGTGAAGGCGGCAACGCTCGGAGCTGCGCGCTCATTGACCGCAAGCCGGGAACGCTTGGCGCGGCGCGTTGCCCGAACATCGACAGAAGGGGGAAAGGGGAGAGGGGAAGGGGAAAGGGGGGCGAGTAATGACGACATAACAAAAACCCCCCACCCCCGAAGGGGTGAGGGGTTCGTTGCCCGAAGACCGGGCGAGCGACTAGGCGAGCGACTCAATCCAAGCGCAAGCGTCGCAGCCTTCGCAGGACTCGTTGCCCAAGCGGTACGCTCCCGCGTGGAACATCTGGTCGCAGGTGAAACCCTTATGAACGGCGCAGAGGTCGTGCTGCCCCCGCTTCGACATAGACGACGCGCCGAGCGCGGCAAGCACCACATCAAACCAACGATCAAGCCCGACCTTGTCGGCGTACGCCTCAGCGAAGCCGTAGCACGCCACCGCTTCCTGAACCGAGGCGTGTACGCCGTCGGCGGCAATGACCACCCGCTCAAAGAGGTAGGTGAGCCCTTCCTTGTTGGTCTCGGTGATGGTTGCCCCTGTGCCGGTCTGAGTCCACTTGATTGCGGTGATGTTGGCGGCGATGTCGTTCACCTCGCCCATCTTCCAATCCGTAGCCATTGGTGCGCTCCTTCCTGTGCTGCTCGGTCATCTGCCGAACTACCCAGAGTGTACCGGCACACAGGCAACGACGCAAGCACCCATCGCACCAGACGCAACGCTGCCCGTGATCGGCCATAGCGCACAGGTGCGGCAGTTCCGGTGGGGGATAGGGGTAAGGGGAGTAATGAGTAATGAATGAATAATGAATGATGAGTGATGACCGCATTGTCGCAGCTGCGCGGGTGATGACCGTTTATCGACAGACGACGACTACGCGTGGTTGCCCAATGCCGGTGCTGGCCAGTCGGCGGGGTAAGGGGTAATGGGGGAAAGGGGAAGGGGGAAGGGGAACCAATGATGAGTGAATGATGAATGACGAGTAGTGGTCGTCGCAGCTGCGCGCTCATTGACCGTTCATCGACAGAGAGCCGCGAAGGTTGCCCAGTGCCGGAGCCGACCAGTTAGGGCAAGGGGTCAAGGGGTACAGGGGGGAAGGGGTGAGGGGTGAATGATGATGGGGTGATGATGAATGATGACCGCTCATCGACAGAGAAGCCAGAGCGTTGACCACTACCGGAGCCGAGCGGTAGGGCCAACACAGGGCAACAAGAAGCCCCACCCCCGAAGGGGCAGGGCTTCATTGACCGAGACTCGACCGACGACTAGCGCGCAATCTCCTCATCGTAGGTCAGGCTCAGACCGAGAGCGTGCTCCAAGTCAAAGACCTTGGCGCGGGTGTAGGCATCAGCCAGCACCGCATTGCGATTGTTGAGCCAGAGCGCGACGATGGTTCGTCGTGCCGACTCAGCCAGCGGCTCGTAGTCCTCACCGAAGCCCGTCGAGTAGTGGGCAGCGTCGCGTGCCAGTTCATCAATCTCGTTCTGCCCCATCACCAAGACGACATAGGAGCCGTCATCGTAGTTGCCCCACTCGGCGGACGATGACCGCACCTCGACCGAGACGAAGTCAAGGTCGCGGCTGGTGTGGTCGTTCCAGAACGCAGCGGGTACGACGACGAGGTGCTGCCCGCCCCCGGACTCGGTGTTCGCCTGCGCGGCTTCACCGAACTCCTCAGCCGTCAGCGACTCATTGACCGCCACGATTGCTGCCCGTACCTCGACGAGCCGCTGCTGGTTCTTCTCCCTATCCATAGGGCGCTCCTTCCGTCAGGGCGGGTCTGTGCCGACAACCCCAACACCGAGAGACTACATCGACAAGCGGTCAGCGTCAAGCCCGACGCACCAGACGTAACGCCCGACCTATCCCGTAGTCCCAGAAGTAGTGGGGTATAGGGGAAGGGGGTGTAGGGGTATAGGGGTAATGATGAATGAATGATGACTGAGTGAATGATGACCATGACCGGCCAGCGATTCTCGGAGCTGCGACAAAAACCACCCCGTAGGAACGACGGAGAGACGCGAAAGCACGGCAGCCCATACCAGAGCACCCGACTAGTTGGGGGGTAGGGGGAAGGGGTAAGGGGTCATAGGGGAATGAATGATGAATGATGACCACGACCAGCTGATAAACAAACCACCCCCACCCCGAAGGGTGAGGGTGGCAGTTGCCCGATACCGGCCAGCGACTAGAAGGCGGGAGAGTCCTCTACGGCTGCGACGAAGGCGAACGGCTTCCCGTCTACCTCAACCCACGACCCAGCCACAGCGACCAAGCCCACACCAGCCAGCAGGTCAGCGACCCAGGCAGGAGCCGTCTCCCTGTCGTCGGACTCAGCGCCCCACTCGCCCACGCCCGCGTCAATCTCAACGACGGCGTAGACCGCCTGAATCATTCCGCGCACGATGGGCATCGGCTCATCAAACGAGACGGCCTCGGTGCGGTCAAACGACCAGCCCTCACCCAACGCCTCACGCTGACCGCTACCGGCCGCGTCACGCGCTACTGCTACCAAGAAACGCCACATAGCGTTCCCCCTCTCTGTGCTACTCAGCGGAGCATTGCCGCCGAGGTGATCAGCGTAGCCGGTAGTGGGCAACAACGCAAGGGGTAGACGCTGACCGTCGCATGCGAACGCCGACCGACGCCGACAGTCTGGGGGATAGGGGATAGGGGGGGAAGGGGTACGGGGTAGTAATGATGAGTGAATAATGACCGCGTACAGCTATCACCCCAAGAAGAAGCCCCCACCCCCCACAGAAGGGGTGAGGGCTTCGGTGGCCGGTAGCGGTCAGCGGCTAGTCGTCAAGGCTCTCCCCGAACTGATACCCGCACGGCTCGCAGTAGTCGCCTGACCAGCCAGCCATCGCGTCGCACTTTGGGCAGACTCCCGAAGTCGTCGTCTCGGTGCAATCAACCCACGCCGAGCGGTCGTCGTTCAGCAGGAACTCACGAGCGTCATCTAGCGCGCTCTTGCCAATGATTCCCAGAATCCCCTGCGAGTCATACCCCGCAAGGTCATCAGCGAGCCTCACAAGGTGGGCGGTTGCGTCAGCCTGGGCGGTGTGCCACGAGCGGCGCGTCTCGCCTTCCCATACCACCTCAACCAGCCAGAGGCTCTTGGTTTCCGTTGCTGCCATCTTTGGTTCTCCTCTCTGTGCCACCGGAAGATTCCGGCTACGCCATCTTATAGGGCCGGTCGCGGTCAAGTCAAGCCCCCCTCCTAGACCGTCTAGTCCAGCGAGCCCAGCCAGCCAGCCCTAGTAGTAGTGGGGGTCTGGGGGTATGGGGTAGTGGGTGTGAATGATGAATGAATGAATGATGAATGAATGATGAGTGATGAGCGCGGAGCTGCGACGACTCCGGGGTCTAAGTCGAATGGAGAGCCGGCGCACCGGTACGCGCTGGGGGTGCGGGGGGCAGGGGGGAGTGGGGGATAGGGGTGTGGGGTGAATAATGAACGCCTATGAAATGTTGCCCGCCTAAAGCTTTTTCCAAATGGAGAGGCCGCCACCCCCGAAGGAGCGACGGCCTCAGTACCGACCGGAGCGGAGCCGCCTAGCGGTGCTGTTCCTCGCCGGAGTCCAACCACGACACGAGCCGTGAGAGGTTGATAGTCCGGTGCGAGTGGAACGGCCTACGCTTCTCACACGCAGAACCCGGAACGCCGGCGTACTCGCACGCCGTCGTATACCCATACTCGGTTGGCGCGGAGATGACGACATCAACGCAAGGCTCGCCGGCCTTGTTGAGATAGATGCCGCCCTCGTGAACATCGCGGTTGATGGAGCCGGCTACCTTGTAGACGAAGGAGATGCGCCCCTTCTCGTCTACCTTCTGCTCACCGGTCGTCTTGACGCGACCAATGGCGCGATGCTCGGCCTCACGAGCCGCTGCTGCGGCCTCACGACGAGCGAACTCCTTCGCGGTCGTTGGCGCGCTCCACGCCGTAAACACCGCGAACCGGCCACCGAGCCGGTCGGCTGCGGCCATCGCCGCCGCGTGCGTCATTCCTACCTTGCCCATTTGCTACCCCTTCCTGTGCTGCCGGTTCATCAGACCGGCTGAGGCCAGTATACACACCCCACCGCAGAACGCAAGCCCCCCCTAGCGGGTAGGCCACCGGAGCCGGCGTGCCGGTCTAAGAGTCTGGGGGTCTGGGGGTCTGGGGGTATAGGGGCGTAGTGATAAGGCGTAGTAATGACGCGCCTGAAATGTTGCCCGTGTGAAGCTCTACAAAGAGAGAGGCCACCCCCCGCACAGATGGGGAGTGGCCTCGGAGACGAACCGGAGAGGTCTAGCGGTAGTCGCTCGGCATCACCGGATTGTGGAGCGAGTCAATCCACACCGCGCCAATCATCGGCGTATCCATCAGGTCAGACTCAACAACCTCAAAGACCTCGGCACCGATAGCCGAAGTCTCGCCGCCGAAAGCGTCTACGAAGGCCGCGAACTCGACCGGACTCTCGGCAAAGGTCGCCGCCTGAGCCGGAGTCATCGTCTTCCAATCGCTCCCCTCGTGGTACGCCCAGAAGGAGCCGCCGCGCTCGTCGTCAGCCCAACCAATCAGAACAGCCAGAGCCGTTCCGTAAGTTGGCACATAAGCGATGAGGTCGTCGCCGTCGCCGTAGCGCACATAAACGCGGAAGGCCGCGTCAGCCGGGAGCGTCTGGCGGCAAGCCGGGCAGGTTCCCTGCGCCTGATTGCCAAGGTACTTCTGAACCCACTTCTGGGCCGTACTCCTGATGTCGTTCATCTTGTCCTTCCTTCCTGTGCCTGTGCCGTTGGCAAGTGCCAACACCAGAAAGGTAGCAGGTCTACACCAGAAGTCAAGCCCCCCCTAGCGAGCCGGTATCCGGCACGGCCGCAGGTATCCGGTAGATGGTGGGGGTCTGGGGGGTCGGGGGTATGGAGTAGGAATAATGACTGACTAATGACTGACTGATAACTGATAGCGGAGCTGCGACAAAAGGAGAGGCCGCCGGGGGCACAGATCCCCGACGGCCTCGTAGACAACCGGAGCGAGCGACTACATCGGGAAGCCGCCGCGCTCCAACGCCGAGATGATCCGCGCTACTTCGTTAGCCGTGAAGCCGCGCAGGTTCTCGTTGTGAACGAGTGAGCAGGTGCCGACCAGACCGCCGCCGTTGAGATAGGCCGGTGCGCTCTTAGTGGCAACAGCGAGAACATCGCACGCGGTCAGGTTGAGTTCAGGGTCGGACTTCAGCAGCCCTTCCTCATCGGCAATCACCGAAACCTCAACGCCGCCAATCTTGCCGTGGCCGACAATCTCCACCATCTCGCACTCGGTCGCAGCGTAGAGGCCATCAAGCCCTTCACCGCGCGCCGTAATGGTGATCTTGCCCGGAGCGATCCTGAGAGCGTAAATGTTCTCCATCTTGTCCTTCCTTCCTGTGTCTATCGGGAAGCCCCGACTCATAGAGAATACACGACTCACCGCAGAAGTCAAGCACCCAGCCTAGACCACCCAGCGCAGCTCAAAGTGTTGGGGGGTGTGGGGGAGTGGGGTACGGGGTCGCAGGTACGAGTACGGCCTGAATAATGAACTGATAAGAACCAAGCTGGGTTTGCCGGAGCAAAGAGAGAGGCCGCCACTCCCGCACAGATGGGAGCGACGGCCTCGGAGATAGTGCGAGCTGCTAGCCCTCGACTTGTTCCTCACCCGCGATCACCCACGACACGAGGCGCGTGAGATTCACGGTGCGGTGCGCGTGAAACGGCTTCCGCTTCTCGCAAGCAGTACCAACCTTCCCCGCGTTAGGACAGGCCGTAGTGTAGCCGTACTCCGTGGGTGCTCCGATGATGAGCGAGAGCGTAGGCTCGCCCTTCGCGTTGTGAACGATTCCGGTGGCGTCTTGCGTGCGGTCAAGCATACCGGAAGCCGTGAACAGGAACGACACGCGCCCCTTCTCATCGTAGCGAGCTTCGCCGGACACCTTCACGCGACCAATGGCGCGGTGCTCGGCCTGTCGCCCTGCTGCGCCTTCCTCACGACGCTCCAAAGTGCGCGGCGTTGTCCAATCACTCCACGCCGTTAGGGTGGTGATCTTACCGGCGGCCTTCGCCGCTGCTGCTAGTGCTTGCTGTGTGTTCATAGGTTCCTTCCTTCCTACTACGCCGGAAAGCTCCGGTGATCAGATACTACAACCAACCACCGCAGCTCGTCAAGCACCCCCCCCCTACCCTATCGCCGGCCTATCCCAGCGCAGCTCGAATCGTTGGGGTCTGGGGTGCGGGGTAGAGAGTGCGCGTGAATAATGAATAATAAAAACCCCCAGAGTGATGAGCTCTGGGGGTGTGATACCGGGGGAAGGTTTCCCGGCTTAGATAAAGGGCTCCTCGCCGCTCTCCATCAGGATAAAGCGTGCGACCATCTTGGCCGTGGTTTCGGTGTCGTCATACTTGCCGAGCACCGGATACCCTGCCGTACAACCGGCGGAGTAGTCGTAGCCATCATCAGCACGCTTCCACAGCGTACCGCCGAAGTTCACGCCGTCGGTGCTCATCAAGGCCACCCACGCGTCGTCCGCGAGGTCAATGCGCAAGTATCCGGCCTCGTTCATCTCGTAGGCCTCAGTTCCTTCTAGTGCCATCTCATCACTCCTATCTTTGACCGGAAGCCCACACAGCCCCCGCAACATTAGTCTAACACCAAGAACGCAAACATCGCAAGCACTACCAGAGAAGCTACGCGCCAAGTAATCTCCTGACGACGACGCTGACGCTGCCACGCCTCAGTTTCGCGCAAGTACTCTGACTTCGTGATAACCGGGTGATAGATTGGCTTGCTGAAATCTTGTACGCACGAAGGGTAATCCCGATACGACTTACTCATACTCGCTCTCCTCTAATGGGTATCCGGCGTTCTCCAACACCTCAATCATACACGCGCGCACGGCTTCCTTGTAATCACCAAAGGTCGCGCGCTCTCCGGGGTAGAACCCCCGGAAGTCCACATCGGGCAGGTCATCAGGGGTCAGGCCGCACTTGGCCTCAACCTTGCGCGCCACCGCGACATAGAACTTGCTGAACGGAACTTCCAGAACCTCGTTCGTATCCCTACTCATCAGGTACTCCTTCCTACTACGCCGGCAAGTGCCGACTACTGAACACTACACCCACTACTGCGCTGTCGTCAAGGCCTCAGTTGGGTCAAAGGATTCAGGGCGTTCGGCTGCCACCCAAGCGTCAAGCTCCACGCGCCACTTCCACGGACGCTCAATAAGGTCAAGCAACAAATCGCAGCGGTCATCAGACTCCGCATACTCCGCATACCCGCCGCGAACCATTGCGCGAGCAAACGCCAACACATCGAGTTCGTTGTAAGGCCAATCAAATCGTCCCATTATCTCGTCCTTCCTGTACGCCAATCTCCTCTAACGAGGCCAGATACGCGTCGGCAAAGCACTCCGCGCAGATACGCGATTCGTACTGCCGGTCGTCCTCTACTTCACTCCCGCACCAAGTACAAGCGTTCCTACTCACCTGATACTCCTTCCTTATGAGCCGCATACTCATCGGCTACCCTGAGAGCATACTGCTTGGCTTCCTCAAAGTCAAGCAATACCTCGCCGTCCTCGTTCTCCCCCCAGATGACCTCAAACCACGGATTATTGTGCCACTCAATCGTGCCGGCCTCCTCAGCGGCGGCGAGCTTCTCGTCGGTATCAAGCCCCTTCTCATCGAGGTCGTTTGTATACCGGAGAACACTCGTGCTGCCGTCTGGCTCGGTAAAGTGAATCCTCATCTCGCCAGCCCGGTACACAACGACTTCCTTATCGTCGGTGAACCATACCGGGTCGGAATCGTGGTACTGCGTAAAGAAGGCCGCGTCGTTCCTGCTCATTAGTTCCACCCAACTTCCTGCCAAGCGACAAAGCACTCGTCGCAAAGGTCTACCGATTCCTCATAGGCGTTCTCATAGCCGTTCCACCCATAGCGGAAAGGCCGCGCCTTCACCCCTTCGTGCGACCACTCAGGCCAACGGCGTGCGTTCTCGCACTCTGCCGGCTGCTCCTGCGGTTCACCAACCGGAATCTCAAAAAAGTCCATCTGTCCTCTCCTTCCTCTACACCGGCAATCACCGGCACAACGAATCCTAAACGATACAATCTACGCCGTCAAGTATGAAGGGGAGAGTCGCCTAGGGAAACCACTCCCAAGTTGCGACTCCCCCCAAACCCTTTCGCGGCATTGACGCTTATCCCTAATCACAGAGGCAACATCGGCTCTCGCCTAGTTGCTGCCACCGACACCCCTGTTGGTTAGACCCAAGCTCGGTGGCCTTATCGTCTCGGGCAGTTCGTCTATCTGCCAACTATCCGGCCTCTACCCGGAACGGAATACAAGACTACAACATAAGAATAAGGGAGTCAAGCCCGAAGGCCTGACTCCCAGACCGGTAGCTCGCCGGCCTCTTGTCCTGAAACCTTCGGGAGCCGTCGCCCCCAAAAGTTTCAGTAGACTATTCGCTTCCGCCGGTATTGGCCTAAACCTTCCGGCTTCCACTTACAATCTTGCTCTCCCGCATTTACAGCAGCGATTAGAGCCCATCACTCGCCTGAACCACTTCGCATTTATCGGCTGCGTGCTTTGTTCCTAACACTCTCACCTATTCGGTAGCTTCTCCTAGGATTGCTCCCGACATAAGGAGTTTCTCACAGGCGTATCAGCAAGTCAAGTAAGTTGCGGATAAGGTTTGTGTAAGGAATCTTAACTATTTTGGGGTATGGGGTATGGGGTACGGGGGCGCATGAATAGGCCGGCCTGATGATGTCGAGCTACAAAAAGAATCCCCCGGTGGGAGGACTCCACCGGGGGGATAGGACTCGCGGGAGGGAGGACACCGCCCCGCAAGTCGTAGTTAGTTTGCTCCGCCCATAACGCGCAGCCGATTGTCCTCCTCAAAGATTCCTGGCTTCCCTGACCTAATGCTCGTGAACGCGCCGTTGCTGCCCACAACCAAGTGGTCAATGAACGACAGGTCGAGCAGCGACGCGGCCTTCGCCACCTCGCTCGTCAGGCTGATGTCCTCATCAGAAGCCTGAGAATCGCCCGATGGGTGATTGTGAACGAGCGCGAACCCTACCGCTCCCATGAGCAACGCCGAGCGAATCAGTTCACCAATGCGAACCGAAGTGCCTGTCGCCGTACCCTGATAGACGCGATGGATACCGAGCAGGTTGTTGCGCCCACCGAACGCGATGACGAACAACGCCTCACTCATCTCAGCGTCAGCGAACTCGCGGAACAAGGCCGCAAGGTCGCGTGGGCTTGTGATGACCGCCGACTTGTTGGTGCGTGCGACACGCTTGACCGAATACTCGTAAGCGTTCCACATACCGGTTTCGGCAATGCTATTAGCCTTCCTCTTTGCCATAAGTCCTCCTAGACCTTCTGCGCGGTGAGCCGCTGCTGCGGAACAGGCGCGCCGTAGGAAGTATAACCTTCCGCCACATAGAACGCAACCCCATCAAACGACCACTGATACATCAGGCCGTCCTCTCCTGTCCAATAGAACTCGCTACCCGGAACGACAAACGGAGCTGCGGCCTCAGCAAAGATTTCCTCCTGACCGGTCTTGTTGTCGTAGGCAAAGATAACGAGGTCGCCGTTCACATCGTCAATCATCGTCTCAAACCCAAGTTCCTGCCACATCGACTTGGTGTCTGGGATGGTGTTGAGGTCTTGTGGCATCCACGAGAACCACGAGGCCACCTGACCCTCTCCCGGACTCCAAGTGCCACCACGCTTGCCCTGATAATCGTTCAGCGCGACGAGTGCCTTGTAGCACGGCTCAAAGTTCTCTGCCTTGATGCGGATGCTCCCGTGTCCTTCTACATAGTATCCCATTGTGTCCTCCTACTGAGCCTTGACGAGAATCTTAGTGTCCTCGTTCTCAGGCAACTCTACCACTAGTGCGTAGTAGTCGCAATACTGCTTGATGAGGTCGAGTGCGCGCTGTCCGCCACTCCATCCCAGATGGCACTCATCCGGCTCACCGTCGCGGTTCTGGTCGTGATAAAAGAAATACACCGGGTCGCTAACCCCATCCTCTTGCGCCATCAGAGAAATCTCCGCAGCTGAACAAGTATTACAGCACCACCGGCCTACCTTCTCTGGCCCCATCACATAGGCCTCGGTATCGGTATGGAAGCGCAGCAAGATGTCGTCTAGTGAATCCCAGAACTCTGATGCGCTCACAGGTACACCCCCGTTCCACCGCAGCCGCACGCGCCTTCAT